GTAATGCAGGTGGTCTTACTTGGGCAACAGTAGATACCAGTACTTTATTACCTTTAGCAGGTGGGACTTTAACTGGTGATGTCACATTTAATGGTGATAATTATAATTTGATGTGGGATAAGTCTGAAGACCGTTTAGAGTTCTGGGATAATGCCAAATTAACATTTGGTGATCCAGGTGGTACTCCAGATTTTCAGCTTTATCATGATGGATCGAACTCATACATAGTAGATTCTGGTACTGGTGGTTTAAGATTATGTTCAAGTGAATTTAATGTTAAGAACGCTGCTAATAATGAAATACAAATCAGAGCAACTGAAAACGCACAAGTAGAACTCTACTATGATAATGTAAAGAAATTTGATACAAAATCCGATGGAGTAGAAATTCATGGTGATGCCTTATGGGGTGATAACGGTAAGGTAAAAGTTGGTAATTCATCAGATCTTCAACTCTATCATGATGGTACAAACAGCGTTATAAAAAATAGCACTGGTAGTTTATATATTAATGCAACATCTTCAGAAGTTGGTGTAAAAATAGTACCTGATGGAGCCGTCGAACTCTTCTATGATAATATAAAGAGATTTGAGACAACTTCAACTGGTATTAGAGTTGCTGGTGCAGAAGGTAATAATGTTGAAGTTTTTATGGACGCAGATGAAGGCGATGATGATAATGATAAATGGAAATTTGTATCCTTTAATGGTGAAGGTGCTTTAAGATTTTATAATTATACAGGTGGTGCTTGGGAACAAAATCTAGGTATGCTTGGTAATGGAGGCGTTGAACTCTACTATGATGGTTCTAAGAAATTCGAGACATTTAGTGCAGGCTTCCGTTTATGTAATAACTCTGCACTTACGATGAACTCAGATACATCTAGTATCTATTTTGGTGCTGATGATGACATGAGGGTTTATCATAATGGAAGTGATGCTCTCATCTCAAATTCCACAGGAGCTTATGATATCTCTACAGCTGGTACAAGAAGAGTATATATAGCTTCTGGTGGTCATATTACATTCCAAAAAAATGCTATAGATATTGGAACTGTTGGTCAGACTTTCACTAACTCAGGAGAATTATGGCTTACTAGAAATAACGGTATACCATTCTCTATCAATAGATTAGATACAGATGGACAGTTAATTAGATTCCATCAAGCAGGTACATATGAAGGTGATATCTCTGTATCTGGTTCTACTGTTAGTTATAATGGAGGTCATCTAAGTCGTTGGTCTCAATTTAAAGGTTTATCTAAAACAGATAAATCAGCAAGACCTACTATCTATCAAGGTACTGTATTAAGTAACTTAGATGATTTATGTGAATGGGAAGAAGAGATAAACCAACAACTAAATATGACTCAAGTATCTACTGCTGTAGGTGATAAAAACGTTGCTGGAGTATTCTGGACTTGGGATAATGATGATGATGAAGTTGTAAATGACTTCTATGTAGCTATGACTGGTGATATGGTAATTCGTGTCGCTGGCTCAACTACTGTTGCAAGAGGAGATTTATTAATCTCTGCTGGTGACGGTACAGCTAAACCACAAGCGGATGATATTATCCGTAGCAGTACTATTGCAAAAATAATATCAACTAATTCAACTGCTACTTATGCAGATGGAAGTAAAGCTTATCCTTGCGTCTTAATGGCGTGTTAATTATGACCCACCAAATTAAAAATAAAATAACTGAACTTGAAAATAAACAAAATCTTTTAGTAACAGAATATAATCAACTTATAAATAGAAAGGATCAATTATTTTCTGCAATTAATGAAGTACAAGGTGCTTTAAAGGTTCTACAAGAACTAGATCATGATCATGAAGATCAATCTACCGACACCGAATCTACCTAAAGCTCTAGACATCCCTCAGATGTACCTCAGACAGCCTACACCGGACGTTCCAGCTTACAAGCCTATGTTTGTACCACCCAGCGATTTGGAGCCTCCTGAGGAGGTTGAGGAAGAGCAAACATCAGAGGAACCAGCACCACCTACTTTAAAAATCCCTGTATTGGATATTAAAATGCCAGTACCTGAGACAGCAGTAGTAGTAACTGCCGTTACAACAGCTGTTATTGCAGTTGCAACTACTACTGTTACTCAATCTTTATTTGAACCAATTAAAAAGAAAGTTCAAAAGCAACTACAAGCTAAAGTTAATAAATGGAAGGAAAACCAGAAGAAAAAAAAGGACTCCTTGGAAAAATCAAAGACGGAATAGAAGATCAAGAACAACAGATTCAGATCCTCGGTACATTCGTTCGTCTTGGTGTAGTAGTATGGTCTGGATTTATAATAACACTTAACTATGTAGAACTACCTATGATTAAGAAATCTGGTAACTCAGATATCACGTTCGTTGCCAGTGTGTTTACGGGAGCATTAGCTACTTTTGGCTTGTCTACTGGTAATAGTAAAGATAAAGGTCCAACAAATTGTCCAATGGTAAAGAAAAAGGAAGAATGAGAAAATGGCTTTTACTCTTCCTACTAGCATCCCCCTCGGTAGTAAGAGCAGAGCTCGTCACCCCTCAATTCACCCAGGGTTCGATGAACTCAACAACTACAACGACTCAGGAAATCGTAGAAGAAATCACGATAACAACCTATGGGTCAGCATTAAACAAGTGGAGTGGGGAGAATATAACCCATACATCCGCTTCATCAGGAGGTATAGCCGATTCAGATTCGGTATTCACTCTCCACACAGCTGGAGATCCTTATTCACTCGAAATAGTGACAAGAGCAGCCAGTCAGGTACTCGAAGTAACAGAGATAGACCGAGAAATCGACACTACTTCTACTACGGTATCATTATCAGTATTCTCGCAGTAGCACCAGTTAGTGCGAATGAAGGAGAAACCAACAATACCTCTAATCCAGTTGCTGCTGCTACTGGTAACGTTACAAACCAAGCTGTACAATTTCAAAACAATGGAGCACCCTCCAGACAGGTCTATGGACCAAACATAAGTTGTAATGGTAGTACGATGACCTTCTCACCCTTCTATATGGGTAATCATACGAAACCTTGGGATATTGATGAAGATGGTATGAGACCTTCTAGCTACACTATGGCTGAAAACTGGGGTGGTCAAATCAACTTTATGATACCCCTAGATAGAGAAGGTTTAAAACGTTGTAGATCTATAGCAGCACAACAACATGAAAAAATGAAGTTGAATTATGAGCTAGTTAGAATTGATAACTGTGCTAAACTTCAACAGAAAGGCTTTATGCTTTTACCAGGTTCACGGGTCTATCACCTATGTAGTGATGTCATACCTATATCTGCTTGGAAGCAAGCTCAAGCTAAAGTTTTAAAATGTAAATCTCCGCCTAAGCCTTGGTATAAACCTTGGCAGAAACCTAAAGAAACATGTAAAATGAGTTCATTAACATTGCAAAGAAAGGATACAACTCCTAATCTAGATGGTCCTAATGACCTTCAACCTGCTCCTAAGACTTCTATCATTATAGAGAAAGAAGCTAAAGTAGTAGTAGAAACACCTAAAAAAACAACACCTAAAAAGTAAATCATGTTATTAATCATCAAACCACTCCTTCTCACCTTTATTAAATCAGATTCAGTTAAGCAACTTATAGTAGATGTACTAGAAGCTTATGTTAAACGAACTGATAATAAACTTGATGATCAGGCACTTAAAATTGTAAAAGATAAACTATTCAGTTAAATGGCTAAAGCCACAGAAAAGCAGTTTGATGAACTGCATAACTTAGTCACTACGGAGTTCTTAACACGAGTTCGTAGTGGCACAGCAACTACCCAAGACTTAAAGGCAGCATGTGATTGGTTAAAAACTAACGATATAACTGGTATTGCTTTAGATGGTAGTCCCTTAAGTAAGTTAGCTGCAATCATGCCAACAGTAGACCCAGAACTTGTACAAAGGAGACTCTATGGCAGCAAAGTTAGGTAAGACAGCTAAACACTATAAGTCAAACCCCAAATCCAGAGCAAAGCATGTTAAGGACAATAGTCCCGGAGGTAAGTATGCTCATAGTAAATCATACAAAAGAGAACATGCTTCAGCTAGAGCAAGTTTAAAGATTAGAAAAGGTTCCTCTCAAGATGCCTCAAAACAACCAGACGGTTCGTATAAGAGAGAGAGTCGAAAGACTAACAGAGGTAGAGGTGGAGCACAGAGGAGGTAAATATGGGATTACGAGATGAATTACAAATCTTAGGTGATTCTGTAAAGCAAACTGCTGAAGATTGGGATGAAGGTAGACAAAAATGGATTGATACCTCGTCTCAAAAAGTTGATGATGTTGTTACAGGAGGTCTAGAAAGACTTAATGTACCTGGTGCTGAATTTATTGGTGATAGATCTAGAAATGTAACAGGGTTTGCACAGGATGTATTACTACCTGAATCATGGGAATTACCTATCATAGCAGGTGCAGCAGCTATGCCAGCTGATGGTCCATTAGGAGAAGCTGCTATATATGGTACAGGTGTTATTAATAGAAGTAGAAGATTAGCAAAAGCTGCAAAAAAAGCAACGTTAGCTAATATGGCTAATATAGTTGATGATGCATTTAGTAAAGCTAATAGTTTATTTAGCAGAGCTACTAATCCTAATTGGAGGTTAGCTACGCCAAATAATATTGATGTTAATCCTAATGTAATGCAATCTAAAGGTGTAGGTCCAGGTACACCAAAGAAAACTTTTTCTATTAGTACTTCAAAATATGCGAAGAACTTTAATGAACAAGATTTAATAGATTACGAAAATGCAGCTCTTCAACATCGGTTAAGCAGAAGTGAAAGTAAAAGAAACTTAATGAAAGGTTTTGAGTATAAAAACTCTGGAACACCTTATATCTATGATAAGAATCAAGAAGCCTATTTATTAACAAGAAGAAGGGGTGCTAGTAAACTAAACCTTGATCCTACAGATTCAAGTAATTTTCAATTAGTACCTGTAGCAGACCATATAAATAGATTAGCTAGAAGAACTAAATGGACTAAAGGTGCTAAAGAATTAGAGCAATTAAAGAAGGCACTGAATCAAATGGGTCCAAATCCAAGATTTTATGAACCATTAATGCAGCATGGTGATAATGCTTATTTAGAACATAAAGTAGGTAAAGGTGCAGATTGGTTTTGGAATTTAAGAAAAAAAGATCCAAACTTTGCTTCTTGGTTAGATCCTAACATTACACGTAATAGTGAAGGTAATATTAGAATATTATTTAATGACTCTTTTGAAAGATTAAAGAATACCGTTGAAGGTAAAGTTAAAGCTACTAATAAGTTAATAAAAAATAATAGAAATAAATATATTATTGATTTAGAAGATCCTATATCTGGTGATTTTGCTAAAAGAAGTAATCCAGGTAATATAGCTGTTAGGAAAGCTGATACTGGTGAAGTTATTGGTGTAATACCTGATTATTTACAAGAACTTTATACAGAAAACTTTACAAAAAATTTTAATTATAAAGACTTGATTGATAGACCAGGGAATCCAGTACCAGAATTTTATAGAGCTAAACCAGGAGAAACTGCTGAAAAGTATGTTAGTAGAATCTTAAAAGAAAGACTAGATCTTATCTTTAATAAACAAGTAGATACATCTGCTAGAGATATAGGTGAGCATGTTATAGATGATACTGCTGATTTTTATGAATTATTTTCTAGAAGTCTTGAATGGGTTAGAAAACCTGAATACATTGAGCAATTAATGAATCAATGAATGACGTACTAACCGCCTTACAAGACGACTTCAAGCTCTTCCTACAAGCCCTCTGGGATCAGCTTGATCTACCCTCACCAACACGAGCACAATATGCAATCGCAGACTATCTTCAGAATGGACCTAAACGTCTTCAAATTCAAGCTTTCCGTGGAGTTGGAAAGTCTTGGATCACTGGAGCCTTCGTCCTCTGGACTCTCTTTAAAGATCCTGAGAAAAAAATAATGATTATATCTGCTTCTAAAGAAAGAGCAGATAACATGTCAATCTTCCTACAAAAATTAATTATTGAAACCCCATGGCTCTCTCATCTTCAACCGAAATCAGACGACTCTCGTTGGAGTCGCATCAGCTTCGACGTAAACTGTTCTCCTCACCAAGCCCCAAGCGTAAAGTCGGTGGGAATAACTGGGCAGCTAACCGGAAGTCGCGCCGATTTAATGATCTTGGACGACATCGAGGTTCCTGGAAATTCCATGACGGAGTTAATGCGTGAAAAACTACTTCAACTCTGTACGGAAGCAGAGTCTATCCTTACACCCAAAAGTGATAGCCGTATTATGTATCTCGGGACTCCTCAGACTACTTTTACTGTTTATCGTAAGCTGGCAGAGCGTTCGTATCGTCCCTTTGTTTGGCCCGCAAGATACCCAAGAAAAGGTAAACTTAGTCAGTACGAAGGACTCCTAGCTCCTCAAATGCAGGAGGATATTGATAATGGAGCAGAAGAATGGTCAGTAACTGATCCAGATAGATTTGGTGAAGATGATCTCATAGAACGTGAAGCATCTATGGGTAGATCTAACTTTATGCTTCAATTTCAACTTGATACTTCCTTAAGTGATGCAGAGAAATTCCCTCTTAAGATGGCTGATCTTGTTATCACTGCCGTTAACCCTACTGAAGCACCCGACAACGTTATATGGTGCTCAGATCCCTCTAACGTCATTAAAGACTGCCCAACAGTCGGACTACCAGGTGACTACTTTTACTCTCCAATGCAGCTATGTGGAGAATGGACTCCCTACACTGAAACAATTTGCTCAATTGATCCCTCTGGACGAGGTACAGATGAAACAGCAGCAGCTTTCTTATCCCAAAAGAATGGGTTCCTATATCTGCATGAAATGCGAGCTTACAGAGACGGATACTCAGACAGCACCCTGCTGGATATACTTAGAGGATGTAAAAAATATGGAGTAACTAAACTAGTAATCGAAACTAACTTTGGTGATGGTATAGTTTCTGAACTGTTTAAAAAACACCTACAACAAACTAAACAAGCTATAGATATAGAAGAAGTTAGAGCTAATGTTAGAAAAGAAGACCGTATCATTGATTCTCTTGAACCTATTCTTAATCAGCATAGATTGGTGGTTAATAGGAAGGTTATAGACTGGGATTACAACTCTAATAAAGATGCAGCACCTGAACTACGTCTCATGTATATGCTATTCTACCAAATGAGTAGAATGTGTAGAGAAAAAGGTGCAGTTAAACATGATGATAGATTAGACTGCTTAGCTCAAGGTGTACAATACTACACAGATGCTATGTCTATATCTGCTCAAGAAGCTATTAACCTTCGTAAACGTGATGAATGGAACTCTATACTACAAGACTTCCTAGAAAACCCCCAAACCTCAGCTAATCACATAACTTTAGGCATGAATAAAGAACAAAGAGATAAAGCTAAAGGTATTGAAACTGGAAAGCCTCTCCCCACCTGGGTTTAGACCAATCACGCCTCTATACAGGGGAAGGGAAGGGTGGACCCTCCCCCAAGAGGGGTCTTATCTACTTCGTAGACATCGACCCCTCACTACAAACCTACCTATATTAACTTGATATCATCATTTGATATCCCTTTAATTACTACCCCAAACTCCAATGTCTAAAAATAAACCTCCCAAACAACATAAACAACGCTACTACTACATATTCTGGTCTATAGCTACAATAGCAGTCGTATTTGGACAAATTAACGTCTCTAATGCCTATAACCGGATGTCTAACAGCTTAGAACAAGTCCTCCTAAATGATTAAACACGAAGTAGGTGATGAAGTTACCCATTTAGTCCTCCTAAACTCTCATGATACCGATTTTTACTGTATTAAACCCGATGGAACCAAATATCTTCTCCAAATCCGTAAAGATAACCCTCAAAAAATAACAGAAATGTTTTAAGCCTATTAACGTTGTCGCAAGGTCGCAGTTCCCCCCAGTGGGGTCGGTAATTACTGTATATTACTGATTAATTCTGATTATTAACTGTATTTTTTCTGATGTGCTAGGTATTTATGCTGTCATCTGTAGCGATTCCAAATTAATATTAATGACATTCACAGTCAAGAGAAAGAATAGAGAAAGGATAGTGCAGTGATACACTGAATAGTCCGTAAGACTCAAGGATACTGTGTGGTACTGCTGACATACCATAGCCAAGCTGGGTCATTCAGACTATAATGACAATGTAAGCGACACCAACAGATTATGAGTTATTCCGATTCAATGTATTTAACTGAAGATCCTACTTATTGTCAATCAGTATTAAATGCATCAACA